CAGTGATTGCTGGAGAGTCGCGCGGGTCTTCTCGATGTCGCCCTGGCCGGAGGCGATGACAGGCAGAACGCCCTCGATCAGCAAGTGGTCGATGACGTTGTCCTGCATGCCGCGCTCGCGCTGCTTCTGTCGGAACTCGTCCACGAACGCGGGAGTGAGGGCACCGTCCTGAGTGACGCGGCCGGTGACCGTTGCCTTCTGGTTCTCCTCCTCGCGCTTCATGGCCTCCACGTCAGAGGTCAGGAGTTGCTTCTGGACAAGGGGTTCCTTGCCCTTCAGCGCGGTCTCCATGAAGGTCGCGCGGGACTGCTCGTGGAGCTGTAGTTCCTCGACGTGCTTGTTCAGCTCGTCCTGGTAGAACTTGTTCGGGTCAGTACCCGGCTCCAGGTGAGCCATCTTGACCGCGACTTGCTGGTTGAACTCAGTGGCAAGGCGTTCGCCCTCGCTCTCGCGATAGCCTGCGACCCATGCGGAGTCATGGCCTTCAACGTTGGGCGCGGTGCCAGTGGCGCCTTGCTCATTCGATGCAGCCTTGCCGGCGTCGCGTTCGGCCTTGTCCTTCGCCTGCTGCTTGCGTGCCACCGCCTCACCCATGCCCGAGGCGTAGGTGGACAGTGCGCTCGCAATGGCCCAGCCGGCAGAGTTGCGGCCGACTGAGTCAGTACGTGCGGCGACCTGGAGAGGAACGCTCGACGTCTGCGAGGAATCGATGACCTGTCGAGGGTCGATGCGGGTGCTTGTTTCGCGTGGCATTGATCTCAGACCTTCTTCTTCGAGTAGTAACTGGCGGTCGCGTTGGCAGCGGTGCCGCCGCTCTGAACCACGGCTGCGGTGAGCTGGCCGTTGATCTCGCCAATACGCGCGGCTGCGCCCACGCCTGCTTCGTTGAACCCGTTCTCACGGTTCTTCTCGATCCGGGACACGTCGCGGCTCGCCTGGAACACGATGTCGTTGAGCTGTGCGTCCGCCGTGTTGCCGGAGACACCAGACTCAGCCGCAGCAGCTCGGGCCGCAGCACGCGCTTCACGTGCCGCTTTCACACGGTCTTCCATCTGCGCGGAAGCCGCTTGGTCGGTCTGCTTCTGTTGTTCTTTGAGCTGGTCTTCTACAGCGTGCTTGTTCTGGTTCGCTGTGTACGCAGCGGTGAGGGCACCAACTGCGGCCACCGCCACCATTGTGATAGTTGCGGGTTCACACATCGGTAATCACTCCGAACTCAATGAACGGGTGGTCGTTGATCGAGTGGACTTTGAAAGGTTGGAAGCCGAGGTACAGGAGCCAGCGCTGCGCGCGGACGTGCCGTGCGTCAACGAAGTTGAACATTCCTCGGTACATGGGGCGCCACGCTGCGATGAACTCAGCGGACGTCTTCAGGAACTCTCTGCGGACTGCGCCGCGTGGTCCGGTGGACAGCATCCACGGGACGCCGAACATGTCGTCGTGCATGTAGTCGGCCACACCGAAGGCGGCCTGCACTCGGCCATCCCAACAGGCCACATAGGATTCGCGTGAATCCCTCAGGGAAGCTTCCAGTGCAGCCAGCGGGGATTCCCAGCCGGCCGCCTGGAGTTCGGCCACATCCTCCGCGCAGAGCCGCGAGGATAAGTCTTTCAACGCCTCGGGCGTCGGCGCGTGGATAGTGATCGTCACATGCGTACCTTTGTGGTGTAGAGGCCCTCCCACATTGCCGATTGGAACCAGCAGGGATAGGGCGAGTCGGATTCGAGTGCCACGTAACAGTTGTCGGAGCGCGAGGCCACGAGGAACGTATGCGTGCCGGATTGGAGCTTCGGGGTGTTCAGCAGGAACGCGGCATCACCCACGGTGCGCCCAGCGAATGTGCTGGAGAGCTGAGGGACCAACGTGTCGATGGCTTCGGGGCGACCCTTCGGATACACGAGGCATCGGAAGTAGGCAGCGTCCGCATAGCGAACCGTCATCTTCTTGAGCTGGAGTCGTCCGATCGTCTTAGCGAGGCCGTTCTGATCGCGGACGTACTGCTGAGAGAGAGTGACGCGGCGGTTGTACTTGTAGCCAATCACCACTCGCCCCTGCGAGAAGTTGCCGGGGAGTCGTAGCGTCTGCCCGCCGTCAACCAGCGTGCCCTGCGAGATGTCCAGGTATGCACCGGAGGTTCCCCAGTCGGACGTCTTCAGGACCACGAGGTTCGTCATGGTGGGTAGCGTCATCGGAACCTTGATGTCCGTGTAGTTGCCGAACTGCTGGTGGACAGGCTGCACGACCTGACGACGGTCCAAGTGGATGTCGAAGGAGGGCGAGACCAGCGGGAACACCGGAGAAGGGCTCATGTCCATCTGAAGCAACTCGACGCCGCCGGCCGGTGCCTTCGCCACGAGGTACAACGTCGTGCCAATGGCGTACATGTGGACCACAGCGCCTGAGGTCTCCACGCGCCACGGGTGCCACGCGGACTGCTGCTTCTGGTCGCCCTGCCACTTGAACTGGTGAACGAACACCTGAGGCCCTGAGGGCGTCTGGTGGGCCACAGCGATTGCGTCGGCGTCACCGATGGATGCCATGCAGCGAGTGCGGCCTGGAACGTAGGCGGGCACATGGGCCGTGATGTTCGCGGCCTCAGGCGTTACCTGCTCGTTCGAGACGAAGTATTCGCGCACGGTGGTCCATGCCTTCTGCGAACTGTCGTCGCAGTAGAACAAGCTGGAGCCAGCCATCACCGGCTTTACGTGTGGATGCACCTGATAGTTCGTCACCGGATCGACCTTGACGGTCTTGGGTGTGAGCGTCGGTGCGCCGCTGAGCTGGTACACCGTTGTGCTGCCCGATGCGAACAGCAGCAGGACCTTCTGGTAGGACAGCGCATGCGTAAGCGCAGCGACACCCTCCGAAGGCGCAGCGATGTCGATAGGGTCACTGTCGAGGAGCGAAGTGACCGTAGTGCGCCACAGGTTGAAGTAGCGCCCGATCTCGGACATCACAACGTTCTCGCCCGCGAGGAGCACAAGGCGGTCGCGGTGATACGCGATGTTGCCGATGCGCTGGCCCACGACGGACGGAGGAGGCACGTTGGTCTCGTCGCCCGTCAGGCGCTTGTCCCATTCGAGCGGGCCATAGCTGAAGTAGAAGCCGTCAGGATTCACCGTGTCCGGGATTCGCTTGAGGCCGTGGGGCATCGTCTGCGCGTCCAGGGAGTTCGTGGCTCCAGGCTTGGCGACTTCGCTCCACACGTTGTACGAGGTGCTCTGCACCCAGTAGCGCCCGAAGGCGTTATCGACTGAGCCACGCACTTCGTACACCACATTCAGACCCGACTGCTTCGGGAGGTCCTGGAAGGTCTGCACGGAGCCCGCGAGGACACCAGCAGCTTTCTCGCCGGTCATCTTTACCGGAACCTCGCGGTTCACGATGAAGGTGTAGTCGGCCACCGTGGAGGCACGCAGGGAGACGAACGGGTCGTACTGAGTGTTGAGGTAGGGCAGGGACGCCTGATCGACGACAACCACATACTCCTTGCCGGTCTGGTGATTGAACACACGGACGCGGCCGGGATAGACACACACGATGTAACGCTCTGCGTTGTCGCGGACGATGGAGTGGAAGAACGCGTTATCAGGGATGTCCGATGCGAGGACGTTGACGAACGTTGCGGGAGGCCGTGGGCCGGCGCCGCGAGCTGGACTGAGGTTGCAGTTGAGGGCTTCCTCAAGCTGCGACTGTTGGCGTACAGAGGAGTCCTGCTGGGAGACCCCGCCAATCATCGACGGGGTGTTTCCAGACACCAACGGCATCAGCGTTCGATGACCTCGGAGACGTCAGTGCTGTCGTTGAACATGTTGGCCTTGGGTTCGTAGAGACGCTCCTCGGTCAGCAACGTGCTGAGGGCGAAGCGTTCGTCGTCTTGGGTGAATTTGTAGTTGACCTCGGAACCCTGCTGGTCCGTCTGAAACTTGGTGACTGCGCGCACAGTGATGAGGCGGCGGGCAGACTCAGGCAGGTTCTTGAAGTCGAACAGCCACACGACATTCATGGTCGGGCCGCTGTCTTGTGCATAGGTGTCCGTGCGATCCGTGGCATTCCATAGGAGGCCGTTGCGGGGCACGATGGTGCGCTCCTCAAGGTTCGAGGGAAGCACAGCCATGACATTCGGGGGCAACACCGCGCGGCCATCAGCGGCCGGGGTGAAGGTGTAGTCGGAGTCTCGGTTGAAGTACCAGCCGCGAGTCAGAAGCTCGCGCCACTTGGTACGCAGGGTGTCGCGCGCAATGGCAGCGTCGGTGAACCCGAGATCATCCAGGGTGTTGACTGGAATCTCACCGATTGCCTTGAGCATCTCGTTGACAGCTTCCAGTTCGGTCGTCGGTGCGAGTTCCATAGGTGTTCCATAGGGACGAAAAAAAACCGATGACTCCACGAGGGAGCCACCGGGTGCGGGGGTACTACTTAGGCGCCGACTGCGATTTCCACAGCGGCGTCGCCACGCAGGGTGCCGTGACCAAGTGCGAACTTGGACAGCATCAGCGTGCCCTGGCGGCGCATGTCGTAGCCGTCTTCCAGAGCGAGGTCCAGCAACTTCAGGGTGCCCACAGCGGACTTGTGGAACATCGTTGCCACGGTCTTGCTGAAGTCACCACGACGCGAGGCCACGACCTTCTGGTTTGCAGTGTCGTTGGCGTTCGGGAAGTAGTTGGTCTTCAGCAGGGGCACGCGGGCGATGGACTCAATCACGGCCTGCGACAGCGAACTGCCGGCGGTCGGGTTGTAGTCGCGGTCCACGAGGTCCTTGACCTGCGTCAGTGCGTACCACTGGGCCGGCTTCACGACGGCAACCACATCCTCATCCGGGATGAACTTCTCGTCGAAGTTCTGGCGGCCAGCGCGGATCGCATCAGCCAGCTTGGAGGGATTGGTAGCCATGTCGGTGGCCGTGATGACCATGCCGCCGGGGATACCCTTGACCGGGCCGGTCGTCTGACGAGCCGCCAGGATCGCGCAACGCAACTCATTGAGCTGACGCTGCTTCGCCAGCTCACGACCCTGCTTGGTCGTGTAGTCGCTGCGGACGTCGTAGTGGTTCATCGCTTCGTCGATGTTCGGAATGAACACGTGCGAGATGAGCATCGGGTCGAGGCCGATGATGACCTCGTTGTGCTCGACGTTCATGCCGGTGATCTCGGTGCCCGGTACGTGGTACTCGGAGTCGATCAGGCCGATGGTCGGGAACGAAGCCGACTTGCCGTTCTTGATGTTGCGCTCGGTGACCTTGCCCGCGAGCTTGTATTCCTCGGTGAAAGCGGTCAGAACTTCGCCGCCGTACAGCTTGAGGAATAGCGCCTTGTCATCACCAGCATTCTGGACCTGACCAAGACGATTCGGAGTGGCGTTTGCCATTGTGTGTTGCTGTCTTCCTTGTTGCGTTGAAAGGAGCGCGTCTCACGACGGGCAGCATGGGGATATGGTTGTCCAGGCAGGAGTCGAACCTACGACCATCGGCTTATCGGGCCGTGCTCTGCCACTGAGCTACTGGACAGGGAGTTAGAAGCTGGACTCGCTCATGCGAGCCAGGACCAAGTCGCGGTAGGCGGGATCGGTCTTGTACTTCGGATTGCGCATGGCTTCGGTCACTTCGACCTGCGACTTGAAGGGAGCGACGCCCGTGGCCTGCTTGTTTCCATTGAGGAGGTTTGCAGGCGGCGTGCCGCGCTTCGCGTTGCGACGTGCGGTGAGACCTTCGACGGCCAGTGAGGCCACGGCTGCTTTGCCGGAAGTCACCGCATCGTTGAATGCGACCTTCTCGGCTTCCGTGAGGTTGTTCTTTGCCCACTCGATCAGGGCGGTGTACTCAGCGGAGCCACCAGCGGCGGCGTAGACGGCGTTGTCGTAGGAGTCGGCCTGAGCCTGCATGCCTGCGATATAGACGTCCACTTGTTCACGCGGGAGGCCCTTGGCTTCCAGAGACTCATAGGTCTCATCGGACAGCTTGCCGTTCTGCGCGTATTCGTTCTTCAGGCCATCCCAGTCGAGGCCAACGTTGGTAACCGCTTCCTTCGCGGCTTCCTCGGTGGTCTCGCCACTCGGGATTTCCTTGGTGACCGGCGTGGTCTCCGTGGTCGTCTCGGTGGTGGCCTGCTCCTCGCTCTTGGGAGTCGTGAGCTTCAGGGCTTCGTGAGCCGCCACGAGTTCCTCGACGGTCTTGTAGCCGCCATAGGTGGTCTCGGTGCTGGCCGCAGAGGTTGTCTCTGCGACCGGCGTCTCTACGCTGAAGTCGATCTGCGACCGCTCGGTCATTCTGCTTCGCGGAAGTTGTAGATCGTCAAACCGCCGACACTTTCGTCAGCGACCTTGAACTGGTCCCACGGGTGGACCTTGGGGGCCTGCTTCGTCGACTTGGGGGCCTGAGGTTCCTGGGCCTTTTCTTCAGCCATTTTCTGCTCCTGGTTGTGGTGCCATTGCGGCACTTGCGAGGTTGGGTGCAGCGCGGATTGCGGCCTGCTGCATGGTTTGGTTCTGCTGCTCCTGGGCAAGCTCCTCATCGCTACGGATGAGACCCTTCATCACGAGATCGGATGCGGCGCCGAAGCGGTACATCAGCTCGCCGGCATTGACTCGCCGTGCGAACTCCTCGGGACCGAGGGCTTCCTTTGCGGCCTGTGCCCATTCCTCCAGCTTGCGCATGTCCTGACCACGACCGAGAGCGGCCACGCCAACAACAATGCGGGGCTTGATGAGGCCCTGCGGGAGTTCGGGGAGTCGATGGGAGCGCGTGAGGCGGTCCATGATTCGACGGACGAGGGGAAGCAACAGGTCTTCCGCAAGGATCGCGTAGATGCCGCCGAGGACTTCCTCAAGCTCTTGAGCGAGGTATCGGATTTCTTCCGCAGTGACTCGGTCGCCGTTTCGCTGGATCGACGTGCGAACACCAAAAGCGCTTTCGAGGCGTCGGGTGAGGTTGTCGATGTAGTCGATGACGAACTTGAAGTCTGCGTACTTGTCCTGCGATACAGCGCGGAGCTGGTCAGCCTTGAAGCGCAACACGTCACCGGACTCGGCCTGGGTGATCTCCTTCGGTCGAACTTCGGAGTTCGGATCGAGAGCCCAGAGCACCTTGGCTGCGGCAGCGGCGCCCTTGAGCATCGCCTTCGTCAGCTTCTCCAGCGCATCGAAGTCACCGTAGTAGTCCTGGATGAGACCCGCGCCGTAGTCGGTCGCGTCTTCCTCAGGGACTCGTAGGGGAATCCACGGGCTTGCGTCGATGGGATAGGAACCCTCAGAACCAGGCACAACGATGTCGTTGACCTCCTGGTACACCTGCCACAGCTCTCCCTCTCGGTAGATGCGTGTGTAGAGTTCCACGTTCTCCTCGGCGCCCTTGTCTTCCTGCTTGCCCTGCTGCTTGTCCAGACCGAGGGCGGTCTGCATGGACTGGTCGAGGGTCGAGGGAGCCACGCTGTCGAGCGTGATGATCTCCAGCACGGTTCCCATGCCGTCACGGTGAATGACGTAGCGGGTCAGCGGGTAGAACTTGGCGTTGCCTTCGTCGGGGATATAGATGAGGCAGTTGCCGGTGGCAACCAGATGCTTCATCGCCAGCGACAGGCGACCGCGCATGCCTGAGGTTTCGATGTCGTTGATGACGGTGCGCTCGATCTCGGCAAGACCGATCTCAAGCTCGCCCTGCTGGATGCCGGCCTGCTCTGCCAGAGTTGCCGCGTCAATGCCGTCCGGGGACAGCTTGAAGAAGTTGGCGTTCGCAGGGAGAAGGGCAAGCAATAGGCGGGAGGAGAGGGAGTTGACGCACTTGGCGCCTGTACCCTGGAAGGGAGTCGTGCGGGTGCTGCTGGACTTACCCTTGGAAACTTCTTTGTACAGCGTCGGGATCGTGAGCGTCGCGCACTTCTTAGCGCGGGACTCTGCTTCGTTACGGTCGGACTTGAGCTTCTGGTAACGGGACGATGCGTTGACGGTTTGCGTCTGCTGCTGGGTCAAGTCGGAATGACGAGAGAGCTACCGTAGGGGGACGCCGAGGCGTTGTTGAGATCGACGCGGAGCTTCTTTCGGCCGATGGCGTCTGCCTCGGAGCCGGCGGGAGCTGCGCCCATTCCGTCGCGGGCCGTCATGAGGATGCCGGGTTTGTCCGCGTCGGACGTCTTTGGAACTTTGGGTTTACTGGGGCACATGCTGGTCCTCTTTTTCTCGCTCACGTTTACGGAGGAGGCGGAGGACCAAACGGCGTTCGCCCGATTTCATCAGGAACTCGTCGCGATCCTCAGCGGGGTCATAGATGACCTCCGGGTACGCGCGGGCGAGTTGGTCGATGAGATCGTAGGCGTGGAGGGGAATGTCGTCGTGCAAGGGGAACCCTTAGGAATCTTGAGGAAACCTAAGGGAGTCCTTAGGGGGGATACTTCGTATCCTCCTATGCTGCAACCTATACCGTGGGCAGGATCAGCGGTAACTGAGGTTCAGGTTCAAGCTTGACTTCGGCAGGGCCTCGGTCGTCAACGCCAAGACCGCGGAGTCGGTGAGCCAGCAGCATCAGAACGCAGCAGCCCGCGTGAGCCAGATGGTCACGACCGCTTTCCGGGTCTGTCTCCTCGCCAGCCAGGGACGAGAACGTATGGCGCAGTAAGGCGTCGTAGAGACGGCGGTGGGCGAACCCGCCGGTCCAGTTGAACGCCTCGTACTTCTCGGCACCAAAGCCGAACACACGTGCAATTTCAAGAAGCGCATCAGCCGGGATCAGGCTGAGCGGGGCTTTACCAGCGTCGTGTTTGACACCGGCCTTTACGGTTTCCAGAGTTTCACCTCGTTGGTTTTGAAGTCGTAGTCGCCGTGCCGCAGGATGCGGGCGAGGCGTGCTTGCGTGAGTGCGTCTTCCTCACTGAATCCTTTGGACTCGAACGCGCTCACGACAGCGATCCACAGAGCGCCGAGGTGCTCATCCTTGTCTCCATCGAGATACACCTCGTGGATGGGATTGAGGATCTCGTCGGATCGCTTCGGGCCAATCCCCCGACAGCCGGGGTAGTTGTCCGTCGTGTCACCCATGAGGGTCTGCTTCATCCAGAACAGGTCCGCGTCGTACTGCGAGATCGTCCTGGTGCCCAGGTCGGGCTTCTGCGGGTTGTAGAGACGGCAGGGGATGGTCTGCATGTCCTTATCGATGGACACGAGGATGCGCCTGCCGGGGGCACGCTTCGGCTTCGGGTGCGTCGCTAGGAGCCCGAGGATGTCGTCACCCTCCAGGTACTCACGGGTGATTATCTTGTCGCCCCACAGCTCCTTCAGGAAACCGTCCACGGCGTACCAGAGAGACGGCTTGGGCTTGCCAGCGCGGTTCTCTTTGTACGTCGGGAACAGACCCTTGCGGAAGTTCGTGGAGACCGACAGAGGCAACAGGAAGTCGGTAGCGCCGAGGGTGTCGAGAAGGTCTTCAATGTAGCCCTCCAGGTCCGCCTTCGCCTTCTCGGGGTTCGTGATCTCCGTTGCGGAGTCATCGTCGTCGAACTGAAACGACTTGGTGTTCGAGAAAGCGAGTTGGTAGCGGAGTACGTCGGCGTCGATCAGCAGCGTGAGACTCACGCGGCGAACGTGATCTTCGCGGTTACGCGGAGGGACTTACCATAGACGCGGTAGTCGTCCTGGAGTTCTTCCTTGAAGTCCACCTTGCCGGAGCGCATCAGCTCATCCACCAGACGGTGGACCAGACGGCGCTTCGCGTGATCGCGGAAGTGATCCAGCTCGCGGAGATCAGTGCGCCGCTCCAGCGCGCCGAAGGGCAGGATGTCTTCACTGCATACGGCGAGGGTCTGCGTTTCGGGCAGGTTACGCAGCGAGTGCTGCATGGCTTCGAGCTGAGCCTGGAGGTCAGCTTTCGTCGTGGGCTTGGTCATCGGGTGTCCTTGGATGCGCTGGCCTTGTCCGCGTTGCAGCGGAGGACCGCGTCTTCAGCGTTGCCGCCGAAGTCGAGGAGGTCGCCAGTCGTGCTCGTCTTGTCCGCCATCAGGGCATCGAGAGAGCCGTAGCGACCTTCAATGGTTGTCGGTTGGAGCCACACGCTTTGCAGCGCGGGCTTTGAGGTACGCGTCCCGCAGCCCATCAGGCAGAGGGGCAGCAAGGTAATCAGCAGTAGTCGCGTCAGCATTGGCCGCCTCCTGAATAGCTTTGGTGGTGTTGTTGCGGGAATCGCGAATGGCTTGGTCGGACGCGCGGCGGCGGATGACCTCGGCTTCGAGTTCGTGGACGGACTTCTTCAGCCCTTCGTACTCAGCAGCGGTCACTTCGAGCGTGGTGACTCGCTCAGCCATCGCGCGGTAGGTCCAGACGGCGTACCCACCGGCCCCCAGTGCGAGGGCCAGCAGGAGAGCCGTGAGGGCTCGCAGGGGTGTCACAGAGATTGGAAGTGGCGAGCCTTGAAGCCACAGCGCCATGGCATGACCGAGGCGCGCTCATCCCGCGCTGGGCGGTAGATCATAGGGTCACTCTTGACGAGTACCCTTCGATGGCCGCCGCGCAGCGTGTCGGGCTCCATGCCCCACACAAGCTTTCGATCACAGCTTGAGTCGCGGGCGTCGAAGAACTTGCAGTCAACGCAGCGCTTCACGCTTCCACCTTCTCAATGGAGAAGTCGGAGCTGTAGATGTAGTAGTACGTCTTGTCGTGGCGGTCGTATTCGCATTTCAGAATCGCGACGTACTTCTCCTCGCCAACGAGGAACTCCTGACGGTACTCATCCATGCCGATGTTGTGGGAGCCTTCGCAGTCCTCACCGGCTTGTTCGCGCAGAACGTCTTCCAGTTCACCCGCGTCTTCCACGGAGTCGTAGCGGTTGTTCTCGGGCAGCGCCAGGAACAGGTGCAGCGCTTCCTGCGCATCACGGCGGGACTTCTCGGCGGTCTTGATGATGGCCTGGAGGTTGTCCACGTAGGACTGGCCGGCGGGCGTAAGTGCAAGCTTGCTCATCTTTGCTCCTGGAAATAGGTGGCCACCCGGAGGAGTTCCTCCGGGGTTGCGTTGGACTTGATTGCGTTTGCTCGCGACGAGATGACGCGAACGTTTCCCTTGACGTAGCCAAGGTCGGGATCAATGCGATCCACAGTGGGGGAGTTGGGGCCTTGTGCTAGGCCCCCTGAGTTGCGGTATAGCGGTAGTCCCAAGACGGGACAGAAGTCGGGAACCACGATGTCTTCGATATGGAGGTCGAAGGGGAGTCCCCGCTTCCGTGCCCGATACTTCGTGAGTGACAGCAGACGACTAGCCGGAGTGGCGGGAGTCCTCAGTGACACTCAGCCCAGTTGCGGCCGATCTTGAACTCACCATCCAGCGGACAGCGGAAGCCGAAGTGGTCACCAGCGGCACGGATGGATTCGACAGCAGCCGTGCCGACAACTTCGGCAGAGTCTTCATCGACCTCGATCTGGAACTCGTCGTGTACGTTGGCGATGAACTCGTAGTTCACACCAGGGACGAGGCCGAGGTCTTGGAGACGACGGTCGAGAATCACCAGAGCCTTCTTCATGACAACTGCGCCTGCACTCTGAAGCAGCGTGTTAAGCGCCGCGTGGTCGGAACGGACATGTAGCTTTCGGCCATCAAGCCCGATCAAATATCCACGCTGGTTCGCAGCGCGCTTCACTCCCTCTAGGAGCTTGTCGAGAGCCGGCAGGCCATCCAGGAATTTCCGCTTGAGCTTCGCGCCGGCTTGGCGACCCTTGCCCACGATGGAGCCGATCTTCTCGTCACCCGCTCCGTAGAGGAACGCGTAGATGAAGGTCTTGGCATTGGATCGTGTGGGCAAGCCAGCGGCATGCTGGTTCACCGTGTGGATGTCACCTTCGAGGATCACCTTGGCGTACTCGCCGCCATCCCAGCGGGCCATGAAGTGCGCGAGGTTGCGCAGCTCAAGACCGGAGGCGTCCGCGCCTACCTGGAGCTTGCCCTTAGGGACGGTGAACAGCGCGCGACACTCTTTGCCATACGGCGCATCGCAACTAGGCACCTGGGCCATGTTCGGGTTGCTGTGCGTCATACGGCCGGTGACGGCGCCGTTCTGCGTGACACGTCCGTGGATGCGGCCGGTGTGCTTCTTGAGCACACGGAACCACGCCTGCTTGCCTTCGGAGAGCTGGCCGAGACGCTTCTCGACCATGAGGTACTCCGTCAGCAATGCAGCTTCGGGATACTTCAGACCTTCGAGAGTCGTTTCATCGACCTTCGGTTTGCCGCTGTCGGTGAATTGCGTGGGCTTCCATCCGTACAGAGCCGTGAGTCGGCTGGCGATGTGGTCGCGCGATGCCGGGTTGAACACGACGGTCTTGTACTTCTGGAAGGGAACGCCCTTCACATAGCCACGGGCCTTGTTGTCGCGCTTCGGGACGAGAGGCGGGCCATCTTTGACGACCCACGGCTTGAACGCTTCGCGGAGCTGGTCGGCCAGTTCGGTGCGTCGAGAGACGAGCACCTCCTCAAGCTTGCGCGCCTTCTCCTGATCGAACAGGAAACCGTAACGCGTCTGTCGCTCGATGATCGGCGCGACGTCATGCTCAAGCTGGATCGACTCCTCACCGAAGTTCTTGGACAGCAACTTCTCCCACAGCTTCCAAGTGACCACGACGTCCTGAAGACAGTAGTCGTCCATCTCTTGGCTCCAGCGAGCCCAGGGGTCGATGCCCTTGGCCTTCATCTCCTTCGCGTAGTCGCCCTTCCACTCACCGAGACGCATGCCCCAGGGTTCCAGTGCGTGCGAGCCGATGAAGTTCTTGCCGAACGTCGGGTTCTTCTTCGCGAACGTGAAGTCGCGCTCCACGAGGTCCGTGAAGATCAGGCGGGACATGATGAGCGTGTCGCGGATCAGGCCCTTCGGCTTGAACCACGGGTACACCTTCTGAATCGCAGGGATGTCAAAGCCGATGATGTTGTGACCGGCAATGCAGTCGGCCTCCATCAGCATGCGGAGGACTTGCTCGACAGTGAGCGAGGCCCCGTGGTTGTTTCCACGGAACCTCTCGCCGGTCGCTGGGTTGATCGCAGCGATACAGTGGATGACGCTCAGTTCGTCGAGGAGGCCGTCCGTCTCACAGTCGAACAGCAGCAACGCTTAGTCCAACACCGCTTTCATGCGAGCGGCGATGCGTTCTGCGCGGGCTGCGTGGCCGGCGTGTTCGCGGGCATCGGCCAGCAAGTCGTGCGCGGCGTTCAACTGCAACTCGGCAGCTTCACGACGGTTCTCTGCAACGCGCTCCAGGCGGGCGATTGCGCGCTGGTGACTGGAGATAACAGCGTCGGCGTCGAACGGGGAGACTTTGTCCAGCAGGCGTGCGATGAGCTTGACGATCATTGATCGAGTTCCTGTACGTGGATGGTGATGAGCACGCGCCGGCCACCCTCTCGGTATTGAGCGGATGCGGCGAGGTGCGACTTGGGGAGGTAGGGGAAGCACGAGGACGCCGCTGCTTGGAGCGGCGCGTCTTTCGGGATGTAGACGACGTGCGTGACGGGGTCAGGTGACCCCATCAGAAGTCCACACGTTGGCCGTCTGCGGGACTCTCGTCGCCGTAGAGGTCGTTGGTGTCGGGCTTGAGTTCCTTCTGGAACAGCAAGCCACTGTTGACGTCGTAGCCCAGGGGAATCGTCTTGCCCACGGACTGGCCGGTGAAGCGGTCCTTCAGGCAACGGAACGTCGTGGTCTGACGCTCCTCCTCATCTTCGGCTTGCTGGTTGCGTTCCAGGCCGAACATGAAGTGAGACCAGAAGCCAATGGCTCGTGAGCCCTTGAAGTGGCGGATCATTACGCGGCCACCTTCCTCGTGCGGCTTGCCCTCAGGTGTTGCGAGGTGAGACACGAAGTAGAAGTACGTGCCGGTGGACTCCGCGAAACTCGCGATGTCCGCCATGATCTTCTCCAGCGCTTTCTTCTCGTCCTCCTCGGCAGCGGCCAGGGCGGTGAGGTGATCCAGAAAGATGTGTTTCACGCCCTCGGTGTGTACGAGGTAGCGCATCTTGGAAAGGATCGTTGCCCACTCAGTGGAGCCGAACGAGTCATACATGAAGACGTTGCCGGACTGCTCGATCTGCTCGAATGCTTCGAGTAGCTCGGGCTCAGTCCACGAGCCATCAGGCACATGGAAACGCTTGCCCTTGAGCTTGCCCGCAACACGCTTCGCGGTCTCGGCCGGTGGCTGCTCCAGATAGAACAGGCCGCACTTCTCGTTGAGATCGACAGCGGTGTGCTTGATCTCTTGCGTGAAGAAGTCGGTCTTGCCCACGCCTGTGCCCGCACCGAACGCATAGACCTCGCCGGGGCGGCGGCCATACGTGTACTTGGTGAGGTCGTCGAGGAACCACGGGAGGCCCATCTCGGCAGGGCGCAGTGCCTTCTCGCGGATGTCGGAGAAAGTCACGATGCCGTCCGGTCGGTAGACCTTGGCGTTCCAGATAGCTTCGATGATGGCGCGGGATTTGTTCGCGAGGATCAGCTCATTCGCATCCTTCATCGGAAGGTGCGCGATCTTGCAGCGACCGGGCTTGAACAGCTCGGCACATTCCTTGGCTGCGTCCTGACCGGGCTCGTCCATGTCGAACATGAGGACGATCTCCTCAAAGTTCTCCAGCCATTCCAGCTCGCGGGCGAGTGCCTTCTTGGCGCCGCCTGCGCCTGTCGGAACGGACACGACGGGCCACTTGTTCTCTTGTGCCTGCGACACCGACATTGCGTCGATCTCGCCCTCAGTGATGACTACGCGGCGCCCGCCGTTGCCCCATAGGTGCTGGCCGAACAAACCGCTGAGCTTGGAGTCGCCCTTGAAGGAGAAGGTCTTGTCCGCGTAGCGGAGCTTCTGTCCAACGATCTCGCCGTTGCGGCGGTAGTTGGCGACGTGAACCTTCTTGCCGTGGTGCTCGCCAATTGAGTAGCCAAACTTGCGGCATGTTTCTTCGGTGATGCCGCGCTTGGATAGCGCGCTGACTTCACCGTGGATGAAGTCGCTCATGCGCTTTCCTTTGGTTGTCGGAGGGACGGCCTCGCCGTCGCCCCGTTCGTAGTGTTCGCAGCCTTGCGTGAAGCAGTAAGCGTGTCCGTCGCTGTAGCGAGCTAGGTTGTCTTTACTGCCACACGCTGGGCACGGCTCCTTGCGGAGAAACTCAGACTCGGTTCTTTCCACGCTGCACGGACCACATGGTCTGACGCTTCGTGATGCCCACCTTGCGCTTCAACGCCGACAGGACGAGAGCCGCCGATCCTTCGAGCTTCTGGCCCTTCGGAACGGTGATGTTGGCGAACGCTTCGCGCATTGCGGTGTTCACGGTGTGGGTCATGCTTTCTCCTTGATGAAGTTGAGTACGTCGGTGATGTCATCGCGCTCGAAGCCCAGCTCCTCCATTGCGTTCTGGAGGAAGGCGAGGGTGATGCGGGGTTCGCGCTTGCGTGCGGGGTGGAGCGGAACGTCGGCGCGGCGCTGGCGCTCGCTGAACGAGTAGCGCGTGTACGGTTGGCCGGTTGCGTCTTCCTGACGTTCCTTCAGAACCTCGAAGCCAGCCGCGACAATCTCGTCAACTCGCGAGGCGAGGCGGCGAATGCGGTACACGCCCTCGGCCTGCCAAGAGGTGATGTGCTTTTCTGCACGGAGGTGATTAACAACGAGGGTGGCTTGTCGCGACAGCTTCATGAGGTGCTCCTATCGAAGTGGCTTGAGTGGTGACTCGGGGCCGTAGTGGATTTCGAGCTGGTCACTGCCGGCTGTCTCAAGCGAGAAATGAAGCTCGCTGAGCGCGCGGAGTTGCTCGGTGGTGAATGAGCCGTATGGCTCCAGGTGGTCGTTCAGTCCGCCGATGAGGCAGACCTGGATCGCGCGGTGGTTCATGTCGCGAGACATGGAACCGGGGAGTCCCGTGGAGCGGCCCGCTTCGATGACGCCGTTACGTCGAATGACGTAATGCACGCCGATCTGCGAGTAGCCCTGTCTCCGATGCGCAGCGGCCAGCTCTGCGGCTCCGATGTCCTCGCTGTCGCGAGTCATCGAGCACGTCACATAGAGCCGGTCCACTGCGGTGAGTGGCTTGAGTTTCAAGAGAGGTAGATGTGGACCTTTGTGCAGGCCGGCTCGTCCTTTGCGGCGAACCTCTTGGTGGAAACTAGCGAGACAACTTGCACGTCGTCTGTCCAGTAACCGCCTGCATGGGTGATGGCATCCAGCGGCCCCTTCGCGTAGTTGTCCACGTCGCCCTTCGGTCGAAGGAGCTTCGAGGTGCGCGCACGGGTGCAGATGGATTCAATGACGACCAGGAGCTTCGCGTCCGGGTCGAGGGGATTCTCTAAGCCAGGAAGAAACTGTGCTGCGGAGTCGAGCCAGTTCTTGTATGGCTTGGCGTGGTACGTGCCCCACTTGGTTACGCGGGGTCTTGAGGCGGGAGTAGGTTCGATGGGGAAATGGATGGAGGCGACATGCGCCGCCTCCTCCCACTCAGACTTCAGTCCCGAGAGAACGGGATCAGAAATCGTCTTCGCCTTCCGGCTCGGCGCCGGCATCGTTGCTGTCGTCGCTGGACTGCTTCGACTGCTTGGCTGCGGTCACTTCGGACTCGTCAGCTTCGTAGCCGTCTTCTTCGTCGCCCAGGCCGAACGCGTCGGCGCTGTAGCCACCCTTGGTCACGAGGTCCAGGACCTTCACGATCATCAAGCGGCACGACAGGTAGAACAACTTGCTCGACGGCACCGGGGAGGTGGTCGTCTCGAAGCCGATGCGAAGCACGGAGCCGCCGTAAATGTCCGGCGCGTTCTCCATCTTCACGCCCTTCGCGTCGAGGATGGCCGGCTTCTGCGACCACTCCTTCTTCGTCTTCGGGTTCTTGCCGCTGGCCTTCATCTTGAAGTTGATGAGGATGCGGCCGGTCTCGTCGCCTTCCTTGTCCACTTCCTCAGTGAACACAGGGGCCTTCGAGTAAGCCTTCTCGAACTTCTTGCGCTCGCCAGCTTCCAGCGATGCAAGGTGTGCATCCCAGCCTCCGTCGCGGCGCTTCTCCAGCTCTGCGATGAGGGCCTGAACAGCCGAGTCATTCGGATCAAACGCCAATCGAACGGCGTATTCGCCTTCCGGCTTGAACTTGGTGTCGGGCGTGTTCAGATTCGGGAACACTGCCACGCCGCGCGGGGTGTTGAGCGGCGGGAGCTTTTTCGGTGCAGCCATTAGTCTTCTTCGGTTTCCTTGCTTGCTTCGTTGGCGGACTCCACGAGGTGCGGATCGATGCCCGCGTGGAGGAGGGTTTCGCGGGTGAGGCGCGACAGGGAGCCGGTTTCATCCAGCTCCTTGTAGGCATCCCGCAGGAGGATCGCGTTGCTCATCAGAACTTGCCTTTCAATTCGCCCTTCGCGTATTCGCGAACGACATTGAAGGTGTCCTCGTTCTGGTACGCGCAGTCGCGATCCATCCGTGCAAGCGTGTGGAGTGCTTGCGAGCGGTCGATGCCCAGCGCGTCAGTAACGAGGTAGAAGGCGGCCACCAGTGCGATGACTTGGTTGACCGGCGGGAGGTCTTGCAGGGAGTTGATGACCAGGAACGCGCCCGTCGCGGCCTCCGTGGGTTCACGGAAGCCGAGTTGGGTACGGATGTCAGGCACTCGGCAGGAACTTGCTGGCGAGCGTGACGAAGGACAGACCGTGTGCAGCGGCAACGCCGCGCACTTCCTTTTCGTCCAGACCGAAGGCGGCGATGTCGCCCTTCTTGGTCACAGCAGCGAACACCGCCAGGGTGATCGGCTCGAACGGCTTGACGCGGTATTCCCAGCGTGCGGAGTTCCAACGAATCACGTTGGGGGTGACGTCCACCCACTTCGGTTCGCGAGTGAACAACGGGCTGCGGCCACGGTTGACGTAGGCGCTGTATTCAGCGCTATCGCGCTTCTGGATGAGCTTGCCGGCTTCGTGTGCCTGCATCACTTCAATGAGCTGCTTGGTGTTCATGCGTAGGTCTCGATGTCGAAAGAGGCGGTGAAGCGGCGGAAGGCGAGTGCTTCCTTGATGGCCTGCGCTACGGCCAACTGCTGAAGCAGCGGGAGCGCGCGGGCGCTGTGCGCGAGGCGCGACATGCGCTTGGTGTAGTACGGGCAAACGGTTCGCTTCTTAGGCACGGGCGTGACTCCAGGGGAAGGTGAAACGGCGCCACTGCTTGCGCACCCAGGCGCGCAGCTTGTGGAGCAACAGGACGAGCCACACCAGCAAGGCGAGGCACAGGAAGAGGGCGATCAGCGCGAGGCCGATAAGGTCTTGAACCGTGAAGACGAACATCGCGTTATGCCTCCACGAGAGAGCGAGCGTGCGACTTGAAGTCCGCGAGCGAGCCGTGCTCAGCCGGGTCGTAGATCGCGATGACCACGCCGAAGTTGTCCACGGCGGTGTGCTTGTCGAGCTGAGTGTTGAACTGAATGTGCATGCGTTGTCCTCAACGATCAAAACGAATCAATGGATTAGGCGAAGAAATAGGCGGACTGCTCCACAAGGGAGAGGTCCAGGTCGCCGCAGGGCGGAAGCGCGGGGAGTTCAGCAGCGACCTCAGCGGGGAGCTGGGACGCCAGTTCATCGCGGAAGTCCGTGAGGACCTCGCGGGTGTACTGCTCGACGAACGCAGCACGCAGGGAAGCCGCCAGGAGGCCGGTGTTGGCCGCGTGGGTTCCGTAGGAGTCATGGATCATGGCGAACGACGTAATGTCGTTGTCCAACGCCGTGCATACCGTGAGCATCATGTGGGATGCGTCACAGGAGTGAACGAAGTTCGGAGAGATGCCGAGAGCCTGTCTGCGGGAGTCGAGTTTTGTTCCTTCTACGCTGCAACTTATAAACAGTGCTCGCCCTCCGACGTGAGTCTTGAGGCGGGAGCCGAGGGTCTCGCGGTACTCCTGGAGCACAGGGAAACCAGCGGGCGTGGTCCAGCTCACGGGCATGTCACC